TCAGTAATGGGCTGGTTGTCAGCATTAGGTGGCATAGCCAAACTAGCAAGCAAGCTGTTTGGCTTTATGCTTATGCGTAAAGCAGTACAAGCAGACGTAATGAAGGATCAATTAGATGACTTACATCTTAAAAACGAAGTTACTAAAAAGATTAATGCTACTAGCGTTGCTAATAAACGTAAGCGGCTGTCTAAGTATGTCAAGCGGAAGTAAGGGTTACTGTTTAATAGCATCGCCTATTAATCCTACGGAAGCAGACATAGAAGTTATCTCTGATGATTTGGTTGATGACTTGTTAGTACACAATGAAATTTATGATCGGCTATGCGAATGACTTATGAATATAACTGTGAACTCGTTAGAGTAGTGGATGGAGATACTATAGATGTAAATGTAGATTTAGGTTATAAAGTATGGCTGAGAAAAGAAAGAGTTCGTTTACTAGGAATAAACACGCCAGAAAGCCGTACTCGGAACCTTGAGGAGAAAGCGCTTGGTCTTGCGAGTAAAGAACGTCTTAAAGAGTTGCTTCCCAAAAGATTTATTATAAGAACATCTAAAGATGGCAAGGGCAAATTTGGTCGCATACTTGCTGTGCCTATAGTTGATGGCGAAGATATATGCGAAAGAATGGTTTTAGAAGGACATGCCCGCCCCTACTTTGGCGGATCTAAAGAACCCTGGGTATAAGGAGAAACAATGTTTGAATGGTTAAATGGTTGGTTTACTAAAACACCAACAGTAAATGAGTTAAACAAAATGTCTAAACTTGAACTCGAAGCTAAAGGTAGAGAGATAGGCATTGAACTAGACCGAAGGCTAAAGAAACATAAGTTGGTAAAACAACTGCACAAAAAACTTGGCCATCCTAATGCGTGAAGAACTAGCTGACATGCTGACAGCAGATGAAGGTCTGCGCTTAAAAGTTTATGATGACCATAATGGTGAGCCTATTAAAAAAGGAACTAAGGTAGAAAAATATCCAACAATAGGCGTAGGTCGTGAATTAAGTATGTTTGGTATTACAGAAGATGAAGCCCGATACTTGTTAATGAATGACATACAACGCGTATTAAAAGAAGCGGAAGCATTTGAATGGTGGAATCATTTAAACGAAGCTAGAAAGATATGTGTTGCTAATATGTTATTTAATCTTGGGCTAACACGTTTCAATAAGTTTAAGAAATTTCAAGTAGCATTAAATACGAAATCATGGAGTATTGCAGCAGACGAAATGATGGATAGCCGATGGGCTAAACAAGTAAAAACCAGAGCATTAAGATTAGAAAAGATTATGCGAACTGGACAACTGTTATAATAGCCTGTCGCCAAAAAAGTTGTCGCCAAAATATCGCCAAACTTTTAACAAATCCTATTGACTTTTAAGTAATCCTAAGTAATGTAAAACTAAGGTATATCTTGACTTTTGAGGGTATACAAGGGTTACAGGAAAAGCGTTCAACAGGCTGTTAACCGATCGGTCGTAAGTTCGAATCTTACCCGCGGAGCCATTTAAATCATTGATTTAATTCAGTTTTTCCTAAAATAAAATAAACGGGTTTTAAGTTTGTCGCCAAAATATCGCCAAATTTAATTAAAAAATATTTTACCCAATCGGCTTTTTACCCTTGTAATTGACATTAAAAGTCATTATATTAATAGTATAAATGATTTTTATAATCAATAACAGAAGGGTCAAAACAATGAACATTAACGTATCGTATTTAAAAAATAAAAAATTATGGATGGCTGATGCTAGAAAAATTGGCGGAGGTCGTAAATATTTTAAAGATAAAAAAGAAGCACAATTAGAAGCCACTAAAATAGAAAAATTATATTTTAATAATATGTATATTCCTAAAAAAATAACAGGTGAATATGCAATAAATAAATATATAGAAAAGGTAAAAGTTTCTACTGTTACTAAAGGAGAAAAAAACGAAAAAATTTCTTCGGCTAATAAATTAAATAAAACTATTGTATCTGGGATGGCATTTAAAGATTGGGATTTATCTCAGTTAATATTGCCAGGCGTTAGAACACCAGATGACATTTTACAAGATTTATTGCGATCAAAACCAATGTGGACTAATCAAAGAAATGGTGAACCTACTGCTACAAAAACACGAATTAATACATTTAAGCACTTTAAACAAATATTTAATTACTTTATTAGTCGTAGTTATATTAGTGTTAATCCTGTAGATGTTAAACAATTACCTATACCAGAAGATTATGTTGTAGGAAGTGTAACCGCAGAAAAAGTTAGCGAAGATGTAATTAATTTAATTATGTCTAATATTGATCCAGAATTTACCTTAGTATTTCAGATGGCTATATCAACAGGATTTAGGCAAGGTGAACAAAGAGCATTAATGTGGAAACATATTGATTTTGATAATAAGAAAATTATTTTAGATCAAAGCATAAGAGTGGGAGATTATGGAGAAGAAGTATCTCCTAAACTTAAAACTAGAACATCAAAAAGAAAATTACCTTTAAGTGAAAAGTTATATCAATTATTAAAACAAGAGTATTTAAGACAAGGGCGACCTAATAACCCAGACACTTTTATATTTAGAAATAGAAACAACAGACCTATAAGTGGTGATATGTTTCGTAAAGTATTAAAAGAAGCTATTGCAAAAAGCAACATAGAATCTTTTAGATGGCATGATTTAAGACATTATTTTGCATCTATAATGTTTGATACTATGGGTGTTAATTATGCTTTAGTATCGCAACTATTAGGCCATGCCTCTGTAGAGTTTACTAGAAAACAGTATGTGCATTGGTTTGAAAACGAAGAAAGAGACAATAAAATATTAGAAGGTATGGCGCAAGCTGGTATCTAAACACACAGGGCGCCTACTCTGGCGCCCTCTCTAATGCCCGGCTAAGAAAATGCTCGGCTAGTCTTATAAGTTCCTCCCTACTTATCTCCCTCCTATAATAACTATCATCTATCATAACGCTTACTTCAGTTGCTGTTGTCCAGATCAATAGTTTGGAGAACTCTGTCGATTTCTTTTTGCGGCACATATATTTTTCCTCTGCCAACTTGCAGTACTTTAATAAACCCAGCATCAATAAACTGCCTTAATCTCTTTTGCGTTTTAGTATTGTATTCTTCATTCCATAACGCTTTGATTGCTTGCTTGCTATCTAACAACTGGTTATTCAGGGAACCCGCCATATGTTTTCTCCTCTGTTGGTTGTGGTTGTTCATCTCTAGGTTTGTTTAAAAAGAGATTAAACGTAGCCACTTTAACCTTGTCATACCCTTCACCAGTACGCCTGGATAGATGTACGTTTATGTTCTTTCTTTCTCTCTCTATATAATCTATTAGCTTTTGGCGTAGTTCTTCGTCATCTATGTTTAACCACGCTGCTGCTTCTACATGATCATCCATAGTCATATTGCCAAGCATCCTTACTTTACTGTTACTAAATTCTGGTCTCATGTGTTCATCCTTTCGTTTTGTTCGCTCCAAGCCTTTTCAATGTCTCGGTGCATTGTTTCATTATATTTTTTTAATTGTTTTAAATACTCTTTGTTTTGTTGAAACCAAGATGTCGTATCTCCAGATGATGAAAATTCGTTTATCTTTAATTTCTCTAAACCAACCCAAGCCTTCCAATTATGACTAGGATGAAATTCTGCCGCATCATTATTTGGAATAGGATCGTCTGGCATAGGCTTTGGTGTTTCCTGGTTTTGAATTTCTGTCTTACGATCAACAGCATCCAACTCATTAGCACTAGCATACTCACCACCATGCAAACCTAACGAAGCCAAGGCTCGGCCTATTGCGCTGCTCTCGCAATTTTCTAAAGCGCTAGTTTTATTAACTGGACCTTTATCTCGATATTCTTCAGCCATACCACTAGCAATAACACGACCATCTGGATCAGCTATCCTTGCCTGCACTCGGACAAACTTATCATTAGCTTCTATTAGTGTTGTGTCTATACCTAACGCAATAGCGTAGTGCCTTCGCAGTATAGTAATACGGTGTTTTACTTCTAAATATTTTTTGCCGCCCTTTGACACCATCTTAACACCATGCGTATTATTCATAGCATCAGCTTCAGCCATTATATCTTTGTGTGGTTTAATTGTTTGTTCCATTATTCTTCCTTCGTAAATACAGCTATTGGTCTCATGTGCGCTCGTTTGCTACGTTCATAACCTACGACACGCCACTT